GTCTCCCCTTTGTTATTGATTATATCCTCTTAGGATGGTCTCCATTTTGAGCATCTGCTTGACATTTCTCACAGTGTCCTAGTTTCCTCTCTCCGAGGCTCATCAATCCACTAAGACAAGTCCTACATTGGTGTCGTTCTATAGTATCCATATTCTTCTTTTTCTTCTTATTCGTAATATTGAGGTTATCATATTGACTGTAGATTCCTGCGTGTCCAAATGCATTCCAAGCATATTTTGGAGTCCTAACTTCACAATATGATTTGTTAGAATACCATATAGTATTATCCTTGTTCCAATGTCCTAGACCTTCATTAGCTATCCGATAATTACCATTATTATCTAAGAAAGCTAGTTTAGATGTTCCGATAGATTCCTCGATTAATTTCATGATAGAATTATTAAAAATAAATCCATCAGGTAAAATGCTTAGAATCTCATTTTTGAACATTAGAGTATCAGACTTCTTTTTATGGTCATCGACAAAGTCAATCATTCCATTATGAGCAAATCCGATGCCGTCATTGATAAGAAACGGATGACAATTCGTTTTATTCGTTAATCCATGTGTGGTAATTCTAAAGTGAATTATCGATACAGGATTATTGAATCTTTCCATATCCCTAGAATAATTATCATAGAAATCATTAAAGACAAAGAAACCCTTTTTAATGGTCAAATTTCCATTCATTGCGAATAGATAGCCAGAACCATCTCGGTTATTGTCAAAAGATTCTTTTAATTGTTCCTTAGGAATATCCGTTTTTTCAGTTTTCACGATTACAATACACATTATATTACAAGTCCTTTCACATCTTCATGGAACGAGTTACCGCGACGATTTGAATCTAAGCCTTGGGTAATAAGTTTACGCCCTAGCCTAGATTTAGAATCACCGAAATACTTATTCCGTTTCTGTTTAGATAGTTCTAATAGTTCAGTATCTAAGAACAAACAGAGGTTAGTATACCTCTTTTGATTCTCGGATAAGAATTTTAGATAGCCTTCGACTCTCACGCTCTCACTCTTCCTATTGACAATATCTTTAAAAGATGATTGTGAACAACTAAAAGAGTTAGCAGATCTCGTATATGTCTGCTTTCAAATGGCTGCTTCCCAAGAGTGGGACCTAGATGAAGCCATGCGTCGTGTACACAAATCAAACTTGTCAAAGCTAGGAGAAGACGGTAAGCCCATTTACAGAGCAGATGGCAAGGTTCTTAAAGGACCAAATTATGCACCACCAAACCTAAAAGATTTGACAGACAAATGACTAGTGCATATGGCACAAAGGAGTATTACGCAGAACAATTTGCAGACTTGATTGCTGATGTTCAACATGACTCACCTGAATTTAGTGACAACCTAATTGCTGGCTTCTTGTTAGCACTACACGACTGGCGTCAGTATCACGTCAAGCAAATTCTGGAACTAGACAGAGTTGAGTCCAAAGCAACCGACAATTTCAAACAATTTAACAATGACTAATTTAATCTCCCGCACAGGCCGGGTACAATCTTGGATTGATGATCCAACAGGACGACTTCCTGTCAGCTGCACTGTATTTGTAGTTGAAAATGAAATGGAAGGTCCAAATGGTATTGAGGCTAGCTGGCGCTACGTGAGCCACGGACTTAGGTTTGGGGCAGGTGTTGCCGTCCATCTTTCAAAGCTTGATCCAAAAGGTTTTGTACGGCCCTCAGGAGTCGTTTCTAGTGGCCCTGTTTCTTTTGCAAAAATATATTCTACACTTAATGAAATCTTACGAAGGGGTGGCAAATTCCGTAATGGCGCTGTGGTTTGTCATCTCGATCTCAACCATCCTGACTGTCTCAATTTTATTCGTGCGCCTAGGCATGACCTCCCATGGATCAAAAGATGCGTCAACATCAAACCAGAATGGTGGGCTGAATGTCAGTTCAAGGACGAACTTCTTTATGGAATCAAGTCCGGTGACATCTGGCTAAACAAAGTTAAGTATGACAATGAAGGAAACAGAATCAGAGGCAACGTTTGCACTGAGGTTTATTTGCCCTCACGAGGCACTTGCTTGCTTCAGCATGTCAATTTATCTGCCTGTGAGTTCGGGAATATCACGAGAGCTTTTGCTGAAGGTATGTCCGAATTGTGTGCCCTCCACGCTGCAACTGGCATTGATGCTAGCGGAGAATACCTCTCACCAAAAGTTGACAGACAAGTCGGACTTGGAATGCTTGGACTTGCCAACTTGCTACGAAGGTACGGCATAACTTATAGGCAATTCGGTAATGCTTTAAGTCAATACAATCGCGGTGAAATTGTACGCACACCAGCCTTTGAGTTGGTGTCTGAGATTGCTTCGGGTATTGAAGGTGCTGCTGCAATTGCAAGGGAATACAATATGGTCCGTGCTTTTGCTATTGCACCAACTGCATCGTGTAGCTATAGGTCAAGAGATCTAGATGGCTTCACTGCAACACCAGAGATTGCTCCGCCGATCAGTAGAACCGTTGATCGTGATAGCGGTACATTCGGTGTACAAACATATAACTATGGCGATGTAGAGATTGCTTCAGAAGTTGGCTGGGATGCTTATAAGCAAGTGGCTGACGGAATGATGACATTACTTGATCGCACAGGACTTCTTCACGGTTATAGCTTCAACTCTTGGAGTGATGTAGTGACCTACGACAATGCGTTCGTGGAAGAGTGGCTTCGGTCTCCGCAAACCTCTCTATATTATTCATTACAAGTAATGGGTGATACCCAAGATAAGACTGATGCATATGCTGCACTTGATGCAGAAGATGTCGAGAATTATTTAGAGGATATTTTAACCAATGAACTTACATGTGACTGTCAAGAATGAACCCTTACGAAAAGCTACTAAACAGAAAAAGAAAATGGACACCAGTTCAGACGACTGCCGGATTATGCAAGGCAGGGGCGGAAGAGACGGTACTTCGTGCTCTTGCGTTGCGACATATGGAACTACCTGTGGGCGATTTTATCCGTGATGGACTGGCTACCGACGTACCAAAACTATCGCGGGAGTTACTGGAATCAAACATCACCGACGAGATCAATCACGACCTGGCACTTGGTTACATTGCCAATACTTACGGGGTTGACGAAAAAGCTGAATCGGAAGCTATCAAACTCAGGGAAGCTTGGACTTCGCATCCTGATCACACAATCCTCAAAGCGATGGTTGCCGAGCGTGCGATTTTCTTCGTTCTTTTACCATTCTTCCGCGCTAATGGTGACGCTGCAATGCGCGGAACAAGTGCCGATATCTCACGAGACGAACAGATCCATGTCGCGGCCAATTCATTAATTTGTCAGGAGCTAGGACTTACTTTTAGCCCTAGTCTTGATAAACTCCGCAAGGCAACTATCAATTGGGTAATGCAACCCCTAGGTATTAATACTACTGATAAATATTTGGATAAAAAATTTTGGCTTGATTCTAGTGATCGCTTGATGTACGAAGGTAAAGCCCCCGAATTGTCATTCACTAAATCAGCCAGAATGTTAGCTTTCTTTGAACACAGTAATGACAACCTCCCTCAATATGCTTGAGACCGTGGGCATGCAAGCTCGCGGTTTAGTACATCAATTAGAAGAAGCTTTTCCACCAGTGAATCCTTCGCCAGAAGATTCGCATTCAAAAATCATGTACAGATCAGGACAGCGTGACGTCGTTGAATGGGTCATTAAATACATGGAAGAAAACTAAACTAATTAACAATCATGAACACTTCTCACGGCGCAAGCAACCTATTTGGTCACGCAGATTACTACGCCAACCTTAGTTCAGGTATGAGTAATCAACAAATTCTAAGTTGGATCAATGGTAATAGAGGACAATTACATCAGAACCGATATGGCGCAGGTGAATTGTATCAACAGATTTCAGCTGCAGCGGGGCAAGAAAGGCAACGCGAGGCAGCACTTGCGGCAAATCAAGCCCAGCAACAAGCAGAGATTAATGCAAGAGCAGCTCAAATAGCAGCTATGCAAAGTAGTTTTGACTCACGCATGGAAGCAGTTAATAAGCAAATGTTTGATCAGCAACAAACATATCAAACTAATTTAATGGATATGAAAAATTCGTTGACTGAACAACAAAAACAGTTTGCTGCTTCTCAAAATCCATCAAAACGTGAAAGTGTGTTAGGAGTAAAAGGAGCTGGTGTAGGTAATGCCAGCCAATCTGCAGCACTAAGTCGTCAGGGTACGAAAGGCTCATTTGGACGCGAAGGATTACGGATCAAATCACTTAATATTTAAATAAATAAATGTCAGCAAGAACAAGGTATGACTATTTAGCAAGCGACCGTTCCCAATTTCTAGAAGAGGCACGTCAAGCATCAGAGCTTACCCTTCCATATTTAATCCGTGGACATGAAGAGCATGTGTCGGGTATGGCACAACTTAAAACACCTTTCCAATCGGTTGGGGCAAAAGGTTGTGTGACATTAGCAAGTAAGTTAATGCTTGCATTACTACCTGTACAGACTAGCTTCTTTAAGTTACAACTAGATGAAAGTCAACTCGGTGAGGAGTTTCCTCCAGAGATGAAATCAGAACTTGATCTCTCCTTCGCAAAAGTAGAAAGAATTATTCTGGAATCTATCTCTGCATCTGACGATCGAGTTGCTGTTCACCAAGCATTACTACATCTTGTAGTTGCTGGTAACGCCCTAGTTTATATGAGTAAGTATGGACTAAAGGTATACCCTTTGAATCGCTACGTGATCGATCGAGATGGCAACGGTCAAGTTATTGAAATAGTAACCAAAGAGCGTATTTCAAAAGATTTGATTGATAGTCAGCTACCTAAAGAGGTACTGGAAACTAATCAAGTAACAGATGAAAACGAGTACAGTGATGATGTAGATGTTTACACGCATATTAAGCGTGATAACAATAGGTTCATCTGGCATCAAGAAGTAAATGATAAGGTGCTGAAAGCATCACAAGGTAAAGCGCCTATTGATATTAATCCTTGGATTCCACTACGCTTTAATACAGTCGATGGTGAAGGCTACGGTCGTGGAAGAGTTGGTCAATTCATAGGTGATCTGAAATCACTTGAAGGCCTTTCTCAGGCACTGGTAGAAGGCTCTGCAGCTGCTGCAAAAGTGGTATTCACAGTATCACCCTCAAGTACTACTAAGCCTTCCACGCTCGCAGCTGCTGGCAATGGCGCCATCATTCAAGGCAGGCCTGATGACATTGGTGTCATACAAGTTGGTAAGACAGCTGATTTTAGAACTGCTTATGAAATGGCAGCCACACTAGAACGTCGTATAAGTGATGCATTCTTAGTATTAAATATCAGACAGTCAGAACGTACTACTGCTGAAGAAGTACGTATGACACAGATGGAGTTAGAGCAGCAACTTGGTGGACTATTTAGCCTACTCACAGTTGACTTCTTAGTACCATACCTAAATAGGAAACTTTCAGATTCACAAAAGAAAGGTGAGATCCCTAAGATTCCTAAAAATATTGTCAAGCCAACCATTGTTGCAGGTATTAACGCACTAGGTCGTGGACAAGATAGAGAAAGTCTTGGTCAATTCCTGACAACACTTGCACAGACACTTGGGCCTGATGCCATTTCACAATTCATCAATACAGATGAGGTTATTAAACGTCTTGCTGCATCTCAAGGTATTGATGTACTTAATCTTGTACGTTCAATGCAGGAAGTACAGCAAGAACAAGCTGGAATGATGCAACAACAGATGGCTATGCAACAACAACAAATGCAAGTTGAAGCAATGAAGACACCTGGAATGGATCCATCAAAAAATGGTGAGTTACAGGCACAAGAAATGGCAATGGCACAACAACAACAACAACCACCAATTTAATAAGTAATACATGGCAGAAGTAATGTCAATGCTCTCTGACGAGAATAGTCAGGGAGAACTAAATGCAGATGAACAAGAGTCTCTGCAAATTGGAGAAGAGATGGAAGAGCAGCAAGAGACAATGCTTGCTGGTAAATATAAAAACGCTGAGGAGCTAGAAGCTGCTTACATTGAACTCCAAAAAAAACTAGGTACTCCTAAAGAAAATAAGGAGGCTGAAACAAATCCAGAATCTGAAGAAGAAGAAGATAGTGAAGCAACTTCAGGTGACGCATCACTTTTTGATCGGCTTTATGAGGAATCAAAAGGTGAGTTCTCGGAAGAAACACTAAAGCAAATTTCCCAAGCTAAGCCTGAAGATCTAGCTAAAATGTATCTTGATTATCGCTATAACAATAGTCAAGAGAAACAGACGCTGAGCGAGTCAGACGCATCTAGCCTAAAGAACTCCGTAGGCGGAGAAGAAACTTATTCACAAATGATGCAGTGGGCAAACAGCAGTCTTAGTGAACAAGAAATCAGCATGTATGACTCTGTAATGGATACTGGTAATGCTGGTGCTGCATACTTTGCTATGCAAGCATTGTCTTATCGGTACAAAGATGCTGTTGGTGTAGATGGGGATCTACTACAAGGTAAAGCACCTACAAGTACTCAAAAAGGTTTCAAGAGTCAAGCAGAAGTGGTCTCTGCAATGCAAGACCCACGCTATGACCGTGACCCTGCCTATCGCCAAGAGGTGATGGCAAAACTTGAAAGTTCTAACGTTAATTTCTAAACAACCCTTTTAATTTATAATGAAAAAAATTATTGCTATTCTCTCTGCCGCTGCATTGGCAACGCCAGCTGTAGCTGGTCCTTACGTCAACGTAGAAAACAACGCTGGTTTCAGTGGATCTAATTTCGGTGGACATGTAACTGACTTCCATCTTGGTTATGAAAGTAGTACTGATTTCGGTTCGTACTATGTACAAGCTGGACCTAGCATCTTTGCTCCTGATGGTGGTGAAGAAGAAACTAAACTGACTGGCAAGGTTGGTGGTTCTATTCAAGCAACTGATCGTGTCTCAATTTACGGTGAGTTGTCTGCAGCGTTCGACGATGTAAATAGCTACGGCACCAAAGTTGGAGTGAAATATAACTTCTGATGGCTAAAGGATTGTATGCAAATATCCACGCTAAGAAAAAGCGTATCGCTGAAGGCAGCGGAGAGAAGATGCGGAAGGCAGGAGCCAAAGGTGCTCCGACCGCAGCCAATTTTAAACGTGCAGCAAAGACAGCAAAGAAACCTTCTTCTAAAAAATACTAATGCATAAAAAGAAAGTAGACCAAAAAGCCTTTCAAAGTAATTTTACTGCTCAGTCCATGGATATTGGGCCAGGTCACAAAGGCGCACAGCGTGGTAAAAAGATCTATGACAAAGGTAAAGGTACTGACAACAAGCATGAAAGGGATGCCTTCCTGAAGAAGACTGGGCCTCAGCTACCACCACTAGCTAAGAAAAAATCTACAAAGAAATATGGTTAAGTGGACAGTCGTTTTTGTTTTGTCTCTATGTATCTTCATAGAAGTAAAACATTATCTCTACTGGCAGTTTAAAGAGCCCCCTCAGAGGCTCAATAATATCTGATTTTTCCTTGTAATCTTCCAAGGATCGGTTACGGACTTAGGACTGGAAAAACCTAAGGTCTGGCTTTGGAGCACCTCAGAGTAGGACTCCATTGCTATTGGCTTCGGCCCCTTACGAGGGATACCCTTAGTCGTCTAGACGGTGGGATAGACCACAATACAATTGAATATTACTCAAAGATCTTTGAGAGTCGTACATAATTAACTCTCTTTTTTAAAATGGCACATCAGTCTTCAGACCTAACAACCAGCCAGGTTAATCTAGGTCAATCTAATCTCTCCGGAGATAAGCGCGCACTGTACCTTAAGTTGTTCAGTGGCGAAATGTTCAAAGGCTTCCAGCACAATGCAATCGCTCGCGATCTTGTGATGAAGCGTACACTTAAGAACGGCAAGTCTTTGCAGTTCATCTATACCGGTCGTACAACGGCTGAGTATCACACCCCTGGAAATGCAATCCTCGGTAACTCCGACGGTGCGCCTCCAGTGGCAGAGAAGACCGTCACGGTTGACGACCTTCTTATTAGTTCAGCCTTCGTCTACGATTTAGACGAAACTCTATCTTAAGTAATGGGACCGAGTATAAACAATTGGAAGAATTGCTGGAACCCTAAGTCCGTTTGGATATGGCAATCAGCAGCCGAGCCGCTTACGCTTAAGCGGAAGGTTCAGAGACTAGATGGTTTGGGAAGCGTCCCATGTAATACATCATTAGCATCCAACACTTTAGTGAAGATATAGTCCGATCCTACTAGAAATAGTAGAAAATAAGCATTACGATCTGCGCTCGGAGATCAGCCGCAAAATCGGCTACGCCCTCGCAGAAAAATATGACCGCTTGATCTTCCGCGCTATTGCTCGCGGTGCTCGTGCAGCATCTCCAGTTAGTGCAACTAACTTCAAAGAGCCCGGCGGTACTCAGATCCGTGTTGGTGCTACTACTAACGAATCTGATGCTTTCTCTTCTAGCGCATTGATTGCTGCTTTCTATGACGCAGCTGCTGCAATGGATGAGAAGGGTGTTTCTAGCGATGGCCGTTGCGCTGTCCTGAACCCACGTCAGTACTACGAACTGATCCAAGCTGTTGGTTCCAATGGTCTTGTGAATCGTGACGCCCAGGGCACAGCTCTGCAAGGCGGTAACGGCATCATCGAGATCGCTGGTATCCACATCTACAAGTCAATGAACATTCCGTTCCTTGGCAAGTACGGCACCAAGTACGGCGGTACATCTGGTCAAACCTCTCCTGGCAATACTGGTGATTTCATCGGTCCTGCACTGGAAGATGCATCAGGTGCTACTACTGGTATCAACAATGACTACGGCACAGCCGCAGAAGTTGCTGCTACATCTTGTGGTCTTATCTTCCAACGTGAAGCAGCCGCTTGTGTTGAAGCAATCGGTCCTCAAGTACAAGTCACCAGTGGTGATGTCTCTGTGATTTATCAGGGCGACGTTATCCTTGGCCGTCTTGCAATGGGTGCTGATTACCTCAATCCTGCTGCAGCTGTTGAGCTGTATGTCGGTGCAACTGCACCTTCTGCATTCTGATTTAAATACTCTTTGGGGTCTCTTCGGAGGCCCTTTTTTTTAACCTTAAAATAATATGGCTTTTCCAACCACTAATGCTCAGCGAGAGCTGCCAGCTGTAAATCAAATACTACAGTCATGTGGTCAAGCGCCTGTGACAACCCTAGATCAAACCAACCCGGACGTTGCGATTGCCTATCAGACTTTGTTAGAAGTCTCACGGGAAGTACAGGCGGAAGGATGGTCATTTAATAAGGAGCTTAACTATGACATGCTTCCTGACAGTAATGATGAAATACCAATCCCAAATAATATCTTGCAAATTGATGCATCTAAAAATGCAGCTAATGCACAAATTGATGTTATTAGGCGGAGCGGTAAACTATACGACAAAGCACATCACACATATACATTTACAAAGAAGGTATCTTGTGATATTACTTGGTTGTTCGACTGGGTAGATATTCCAACACCTATCGCTGATTTTATTACTAGCAAAGCAGCTACAACAGTTTCAAGCAGGATTGTTGGAGATAGTAATCAATACCAAATGCTCCAACAAAAGGAGGAGTTCAATAGAGCAATGGCTATGGAATATGAATGTAATCAAGGTGATTACACATTCTTTGGACATCCTGGTGAAACTAATACATACAACAGCTACAAACCGTACAACGCGCTTTATCGTTAAATGCCAGCAGTAACTCAACGGATACCTAACTATCTTGGTGGAGTATCTAAACAATCAGATGACAAAATGCTTCCCGGCCAGGTCCGTGAGTGCTACAACGGATTTCCTGATGCAACATATGGTCTTACAAAAAGACCTGGCTTTAAGCATATTGCAAACTTAGGAACAGGTTCAACATATGATGATGCTAAGTGGTTTTACATCAATAGAGATAATGATGAAATCTACATTGGTTGTATCAAAGGAACAGCTATTTATATTTGGAATGCTGTAACTGGAACAGCTTGTACTGTTTCATACGGCAGCGGTGCTCAGGCATATCTTTCATCGACAAAACTAAATTACAAACTGCTTACTGTACAAGACACTACAATTGTAATTAATACTAGTGTAACAGTAGCAGCAAAACCGACGCCTACGCCAACCCCAAACGTATTAGGTACAATTGTTCTTGAAAGTACTATACCTGAAGCAAAGTATTATGTAGAAATTCAAGGTGTAGAATTTAGTGTAACAGCGCATGATACAGACTATACATTCGATGACGTACTGACAGACAAGTCAGGACATAATATTAAAGACGCTGTTACAGCTGGCATTGCAGCTCAACAAAGTGCAAGCAATGCAAACTTTAATGGGACATGGACAGTTACACGGAATGGTAATTCAAGTCTAGATATAACTCGCGTAGTCAGTGGCACACCAACAGCTTTTACTTTAAAAGTAAGGGGTGGTAGATCAAATAGCGGTCTTAGTGCATTTCAAGATGAAGCCTCAAGCGTAGGCCTATTACCACTAGAGACATTTCATAATCATCAAGTTAATATTGTAAATACGATTACATCAGCCGATGATTATTATACCAAGTTTGTTGCAGATAATGGGGTTAGTGGGCGTGGTTATTGGGTTGAGACAGTAAGTCCAAAGGTCTCGCCTGGAATTGATAACTCAACAATGCCACATGAGCTAATTAACACAGCTACTAATACGTTTGTCTTCCAAAAAATTGGCTATGCCGATAGAGATGTTGGCGATGAAATTACAAATAGTGACCCTAGCTTTGTTGGTGAGAAGATCTCAGCAGGTTTCTTTCATAACGATAGGTTAGGATTCCTTTCTAAAGATAATGTATGTATGAGCCGAGCTGGCAAGTACTACAACTTCTTCTTTGAAACAGCACAGGCAACGCTGGATTCAGATCCTGTAGACATTAGTTGTTCCTCAATTATCCCTACGGCACTGTATGCAGTACTACCTACAGCACAAGGCGTAATTTTATTTTCTGCACGTCAGCAGTTCATTCTGTTTTCAGACAGTGGAGTGCTTACACCAGCACTGGCAACCATCAGAGTCATCGCTAATTACGAGATGGATAACACTGTGGAACCTGTTGATGTAGGTACCAACATTAACTTTATTAGTAAGACTCCTGGCTATACCAGAGTCTTCAGCATGGTTACCAAAGGACAGCAACAGAACCCCCAAGTACTTGACCTCTCGCGTGTAGTGAAGGAGTGGATTTCACCCAACATTGATCATCTAATTGCTAGCCCTCAAAACTCACTAATTGCATTGTCTTCACAATCAAGTAAAGAAGTATTTATTTTTAGATACTACACAGATGGTGAGAAGAATTTGATGGAGTCGTGGACAAGTTGGTTCATGCCTGGTAATACACAATTCATGAACATCGACTCAGATGACATGTATGCAGTAACTAAGCAAGGTAATCAGGTAGTGCTTTTAAAAGCAGCATTAAGCCAAAGCCCTGAGCAAGCAATTATTGTCAACAACAGAGGTCAAAGAGTTAATCCATGTATGGATTTATATGCAACAGCGTCTAGCGTTGTATATGACACAACTAATAATTTATCTAAATGCTACTTGCCTTATAACGATGTAGCAGAGCTTACTCCTGTTCTTATTATCAAAGGTAATACAAGCACTGGTTCATTTGTTGAATCAGGCTTTACCATCACTCCAGAACGGAGTAATGATAGTACAGGACCATACTTTATAGTGCCGCAGAAAAACCTTACCAGTAATGCTAGCGATGTCATCGTAGGATTTAAGTATAACTTTGATGTTGAGCTACCTACTACATACTATCGACCTGAAGAGAAGAAGGCAGACTTCACTGCAAGTCTAGCTATTGCACGGATGAAGTTTTCTGTAGGACTTTCAGGTAACATGAGCTTTAAAGTAAAACAACAGGGAAGAATCCCTTATAGCATTGACTTTACTGGTGATGGGTCTACAACAACATTTCCATTTAATAAGCGTGATTTAAATTACGAAGACAGGAGTGATGTAAAAATTACAGTTAATGGTATTGCTACTACAGCATTTAACTTTAGCAACGCTACAACAATTGTATTTACCTCTGCACCAGCTGCTAATGCAGTTATCAAGATGTATATCGATGAATGGTTCCTTACTAATCCTGTGATTCAAGCAAACAACTATTTAGCCAATGACGTCCCATTAGATAACGAAACAGTATTTACATTGCCTATCCATCAACGTACAGAAAACTTTAAAGTAAGGATGTTCAACAATTCACCATTTCCTGTTGCTGTAAACGCAATGATGTGGGAAGGCAATTATACACCAAGATTCTACAGGAGAAAGTAATGTTTGGAGCAGCAGACAGGAACAACGACAATAGGCGTGCGGAAAGGGCAGAGTATAAGATGTGGAAAGAAGGCTGGAGAGCAGAGGAAAAAATAAGGAAGGCCGAATATAAAAGGCAAAAAGAAGAATATGAATTAAATATTGAACAAAACGAAACCCAATTACGCTTAAATGAAAAAGGTATACTTCAGGAGTATAACCAAGCAGTTGATAGACAGAATTATCAATATGACAGAGCAAATGAAGCATTCGGACGTTCACTAGACCAAGCAGAAGCGCAAGTTACCTTTAATGCCATAGCAGAACATGCTGCTATGATGGAACAGCAAATTAAAAAGAAGGATGATCTTCTTTCTGTAGTATTTGATGAAGGTGATTCACTTCTAGACTATGCATATGGGACCGCTGGTTTAAGAATAAATAAGAACAATAAATTTGCTGAAGCTGCTTTTAATGAGGCACGGTTTGATGCCAAATATTCAGCTGATATAGGTGCCTTTGGAATAGAGCGTCGTAAGACTCAAAGCGACAGTCAGATAGAAGCACAAAAGGCGATTGTTGATGGCATGAAAGCTGTTGGTCAGATGCGTTCTCGCGGTAATGCTGGCAGGTCATCGTCAAAAGCAGTTCTAGGCATCATGGCTGAATCAGGTGCTACGAGAGCTGCAATTGCAAATGGTCTGATGTATGCCGAGCAAAGCATAGACCTTGGAATTGCACAGCTGAAAGATATGCTGATTTTAGACCAGACAATGGTACTTGCAGCTAGAGATATGGCAAATAATGATTATGAGTACAACAGTGCAAAATTTGATGCATCACTTGAAACAGATAAGATTAAACTTTCTGCAACAAGGCGAAGCATAGAAGATAGGGATAAAATTGTAAGGCAAAACATATCACTTGCAAGAAGGCAGGCCGATATGCAAGCAGCAAACTCACTCTTATTGATGCCTACTCGCCTCCCTGAATTAACGGATCCGAGAGAATTTTATGCTGAATATGATGACCCCGAAACTGAAGACTATGTAGAGATGCTGCTCAGGCCAAGGTATCAAGACTTCCCTGACTATGTACCGGCACCAGAGTTAAGTTATGAAGATGACTTCCATTATAAGTTAGGCAGAGAAAATGTAGCTGCATCTAACTTCGGTGATGCACTGAAGATTGGTGGAATGGTTGCAGGTGTTGCTAGTGGAGTTGGTAGTCTTGCTGCTGGCGGACTGTTTGGTG